ATAATGTAAACCAGTTAATACTCCAATCCTCACAAGATGACAAAAACCTTGAAGTCAGAATAACCAAGATAGAAACTGACATGAAAAACCAGAAAGAAGAAAGTCAACGTAAGATTACTTGGATTGGCATAGCATTAACAATATTGACAATACTAATCAATCTATACTTCAACATGATCCATTAAAAAAAAACAGATTTTGCGAATTTTTGCAAAATTATAAGGAGTTTTTGCAAAAATGAAACTGAAAAAAAGAGGCCGTCCTAATAAAGTAAAAACAAGCAAATTTTATGATGATATAATTAACTTGCTGACTAAACAAAAAACCCCAGAATATATTTCAGAATATTTGGATGATAAAGGAGAATCTATTCATCCAGATACTATAAGAAGATTTCGAGATAAGGAATTCAATATTAAAGAGGAAGGCGTTAAAAAATCTCATCAGAGGGAAATAAAGCGTAAAAAAAAATTAGAAGAAGCTGGTGAAGATTATGCAGATATTAATGATGAATTGAGAAACTTAATAAATGAAATTTTTTTGGAATTAAATTTAAACAGTTTAACTCCTTTACAAAAAGCTCAACTCTTACCTCCTCTTCTTAGGGAATTACGAGAACGAGAAACTACTGACAGTAATCTAATTATTAATATTGAATCAGAAATTGGACAAGAAAATCTCTTTGAGTATAGTTCGGAAGAAATGGAAATGATAAGAAATTGGGGAAATCAACAAGACGAAGAATTCATTGAGAAATTATGAAAGTAGACTACAGCAAAATATCCTTCACAAAAGAAGATGAGGATTTAATCCATAGAACAATTGAGAAAAATAGGTTCATACCTATAAAACCATATCCTGCACAACTGTACGCTATATGTGACACATCAAAAAGAAAACTTATTGGCGGTTCTGCATATAGTGGCAAGTCAATACTAGGTGCAGTCTTAGCTTTACAATTCTTCAATGTGAAAAACTATAGATGTCTAATTCTTAGATCTACCTATGACAATGTAATTGCTACTGGAGGAGTGGTCGATTATATCAATGAATGGACTAGACAATTTCCATATGTTGAACATAACCAATCAAAGCGATGTTTCATCAATCATAAGACAAATGCAAAAATATTCTACTCATATATGCTCCTAGAGAAGGATAAAGAGAAATTCAAGTCAAGAGCATACCATCGTATTATAGTTGATGAGGCAAGTGAATTCTTTAAGGTAAACTTGCAGTTTCTCAATAGGAGTCTACGTGGAACAGATGGCCTGATGGATTTCCCATTGTCACTATACTATATCAGTAACCCTGCAGACGCTGACGGTTCAACATATCTCAAGGAAAGATTTGTCAATGGCCCTTACCCTTTTTTTGAAATGAATTTCTGGGATAACCCATATATTGATAAGGAAGATTATCTTGAAAACTTGCAGGAATTATCCAAGGCAGATTACCAATTTCAGATAGGTAATTGGGATTATGAAGTCAAATCTGGAGATGTATTTGACCATGATATGATTGACACCCATACAATTAGCAGACAGGAATATGATGAAATGTTGACAGAGCAAGAGTTGCTTCAGCAAGTCATCACTTGGGATATTGCAGCTACAGAAAAAAGCACTTCAGATTATACAGCATGGAGTTTAGATTCAGTATTCAAAGGAAAAATCGGAGTGATCCATAACCAAGACAGCACTAAAAAAAGTCCTGGTAAATTGGAATCAAAGATGATGTCTATAATGGATAGATACTATGAATATGATAACTGGATTGAACGTCAACCTGGAGCAGCAGGAAAAATTGTAGCCAATTACTGGAAAAAGGAATTTGAAGATTATAACCCTACTTTTATTGATGTTCATAAATCAAAGCTGATAAGGGCTTCCCGTATGGTGCGTGGAATGAACAAGGGAAAAATACTATTTGTCAAAGGCAAATGGTTAAAGGATTTCAAGAAACAAGCAGTGAAATTCCCTACAGATAAAGTTTTGGCGGATGATGAGTCAACTCATGATGACCGTGTGGATAGTGTAACATTATTGCATGAAGGTTTATACCCTCAAAAAGCTAGGGCAAAATTAAGAAAAAGAAAAGGAAGATAATTATGTTAGTTGTAAAAAGCAACACATTAAGAGATTCAGTAATCAAAAGTGTACTGAATGAATATGATGTGAAATCTCAAGAAATGAGTAAAGATGAATTAACTTATGGTACTGAAATTATCGAACCAGTTTATGATCCATTCCTTCTTGAAAAATTAAGGGAGATGAGTGGAACACATGACAGTTGCATTACCGTTAAAGCTGAAGATGCTATTTTCAGTGGAAAGAAATTTGTCAGTGAATCAAATGAAATTCCAGAACAAATACGTAATTTGTTAGATGATTTTGATTTTGATGAAGAATTGGAATCATTCCTTGAAGATTATGAAACATTTGGTTTTGCAGGATTGGAATTCCTCCGTGATGAACAAATGAATTTCGTAGGAATAAACCACATAAGCAGCGTATACCTTAGGATGTGCCGTGACAAAGAAAGAGTTGTTCAGAAAATAGGTGCTAAAGAAACTTATTTCAAACTTTACAATCCAAGCAACAATAAATTCTTGAATAAGGATAGTGGTTTATGGGATTATGACATCACTACAGAAACATTAGCCAACGATATCATATGGTTCAATTCAAAATCTTCAGAATCAAAAGTATACGGTAAACCAAAATACCTTTCAGAATTAGGAGCAATAATAACAGACGAAGCAATCATTGACTATCAGAAAGGCTACTTCAAAAGTCATGGTGTTCCAAATTACATCATAACAGTTACTGGAAGTATTGATGAAGATGAAAATTATACAAAAGATGATTTTGAATCAGACCTTGAACAAGAATTTAAAAGTATTAGCAACGAACCTGGAACAGCTTTATGTGTAGTGATTCCTAGTGATGAGGATAATATACACATTGATGTTCATAAGATAGGTGAAGAAAGGAAAGAAGGAAGCTTCCTCGACTTATCCAAGAAAGTGACTGACCGTATTTATCGTGTTCATCGTGTACCTAAAGAAAGGTTAGGAGATAGTGATTCAACAGGAATAGCAAGTAACCGTACAGAATCATTGCTAAAAAATTACAGTAAATCTACCGTTGCAATTATACAGAAAAGAATTGCAAATCTTGTAAACAAAGTTATTCTCCAAACAGAATTTGAATCTGATGTGAAAATAGAATTTTTACCTGCAAACTTTGAAGGTGAAGACACACAACTTGACAGACTAATCAAGCTTTTACAGAATGGGGCATTAACCCTTGGAGAATTCATAAATCGTTTACCAGAAAAATATCTCTTGGAGATGGATGAGTCTGATTTATATTTTGATAAGAGATTTATGAATAACCAATCATTAGATGTTGTTGTGTTTGGTGATGTTCCAATGGATGCTGAAGGTAAGCTTGAAACTTTGATTAATGATTTGGATGAAGATATGAACAATTACTAAATTTTTATGATTATTTATGAATCCTAGAGACAGACTGCAATATGCATTATACTTACAAAGATTGCATGAACTTTTTGTAATTAAAGAGAATATTGCATTTGAATATCCTAATGCACATTACAATAAAGCTGCAGAACAAATTGACAAAGTTGTCGACAAATGTTTAGACAATAACATCAAGGCTACTGTTGACGGTACACATAATTTGGAAACTCCAAATCTAGATCATGTAATCACTGAAGCATTAAGCAGTCAACAGAAGATGCTAGTGAAAACAGAGGATAAGTTCATAGATAAAGCTGTAAGAGATAACACTAAACAATTCACTAGCTTCATTCAAAATAGGATTGAAAAAGAAAATTATAGTCTTCAAGCTAAGATAGAGAAAGAGTATCAAAAAAAGAAATACAAGGACCTTTCTGAAGATGAAGCTAAAAAATTAATAGAAGAAAAATTTAAAGGCCATGCCCGTAAACGTGCTAAAAATATAGTCAAAGATGCTTTGCATACAAACCAATCACATATATCCTGGACATATAATGTAAACAATGGGATGAGATATAAGGTTTGGATGAATGGCCAAGGCAAAGGTCGTGTCAGGCCATGGCACCGTGCAAAGCTAATCCAACCAGTAGAAATAGATGATTTCTTTGATATTTATGGTAGCAGTCATGTTCAGATGATGTATCCTGGAGACCTTAATGGTGGAGCTGAGAATGTTGCCAATTGCAGATGCTGGCTATATTATACTAACATTGCACCAAGCAACTTGAAACCAAGAGGAACCATTCAAGTAAATCCAAATGTCAACTTAACTAATGAGAATAAGGAAACCTTTAGTGCAAATAGTGAAACCAAAGGTAAAGGTAAGAAAACTAATGGCGGGGAATCTACATCAAGCAATAAAAAAGAAGGAATATTCACAAAAATCCAGAATAAAATCTCCAATATTGGAAACTTAGTAAAGAATAAATTTGAAACTTCAAAATCATATAATCTTGAAAAATTTTCTAAACCTAAAATCTTAAATAAAAAATTTATTCAGGAAAGAAATTTTTATAATCTTATCAATAGTTTCAAATCTAGGAAAGATTTAGAAAGATTAAAAGATTTAGGAAGTTGGAGTAAATTAAAAGATAATAATATTCCACATTATTTGGATAAACACTTGAAAAAATCTATGAAAGAATTTGAATCATATCATAAAAAATTTGAGGATGGAAATGAATGGTCAATGGTTTTTAATCTGGATAAAGGAAAATTTGAAAAACTTTCAGATTATAAACCAGAAAACTTATATACTGATGAAAAACAAGATTCAGTTAATCCTTTAAAAAAAAGAGATTTTGGGGATGATGAATTAATTGTATTACATAACCACCAAGATGGGACTTTCTTAAGTCCTAATGATTTTGCTATGGGATTTTTCCGTTCAGAAAATATTAAATATGTGTTAGTACATACTAATAATTGTATATATATTACTAAATTTAACAATAAACCTTCATCTATTGAGGAGTATAAAGAGTTTATTAATGAGTATAATCGTATTCGAACTAGTTCAAGTCCAGAAACTTCCTGGATGAAATTAAATGGTAATGACATTACAAGAAAGTATATTTCAGTGGATATGGTGATTAAGAATGTCTAAATGGTATGATCAGAAAAAAGTTGATGCTATGGGATTCGATGAATCTGAATGGAATAAAACTGTCAGGCTTCTTGATGATCCTAATATATCCGATGTTGATAAAGATGTTATTTTGGATAAGTATATAAACTCTTTTTTAAGAAAAATGGGTGCTAAAGTTTAATTAATATATTATCTTATTTTTTGTTTCTACTTTTTACTTTTTTTATTTTTAACCCTTTTAGCGTGAGCTATCCCTATTTTCACAGTTTTTCCTTTGAGTTTCTAACTTTCTACAGAGTATATTGAAGAGTGAGAAAATATATTCAAAAAAATGTAGACAAACGGATTAATATTTTTTAATAACCTTGATTTTAACTATTTTTTTTAATAAAATTTTTACATACCTTTTCTTTTTTTGGATATTTTTTCTTACACTTCTAAAAAATTTTTATTCAAAATAAAAAAAGGAATAGAAAATATCATGATTGTAAAAGGTGCAGTTCTCATACCAAACATCCCAGATACTGTAGGAGATGTATTGGATGAAGAAACAATACGTAAAGTATCATTAATTTTCAACCGCCAAGTAAACCTAATAGACGTACAGCACTCACTTCAAACAATTGGATCCATACTCGAATCCTACATTTGTGATGAAGAAACTAATTTTAAAGGCAATGTTTACCCTAAAGGCACTTGGTTTGTTAGTGTTGATGTAACAGAACCAGAAATCCAAGACGCTATCCGTAATGGAGAATATACTGGTTTCAGTATACTTGCAGCACCTTACAAAAGTGTTGAAGATATGAGAAGAAAAGGAGTGAACTGATAAAATGGGTCTTAAATTCAAAGATATTAAAGATTGGAAACCTTCCAGTATCAGTATAGTTGATAAGCCTGGACATCCATTAGCTGTTTTTGAGGTTTACGAAGATGATGAAGAATTTATTAAAAAATATAGTCCAATAAGTGAGGTTGATAAATTGTCTAATCAAGAAAAAGACGTTGATGAAACTGTAACTATGTCCAGTACTTTCTTCGAAAAATTATTTGGAGGACTTGTATCTAAAGCAGATGAACCTCCAGTAAAAGATGAAGGCGAAGAAGGAAAAGAGGACAAGTTAGATGAAATCATTAAAAGATTGGATTCTTTTGATGAAAGAATCAAGAAGCTTGAAAACCCAGAAGCCGCTCCTGGTGCAGTAGGAAAATCTGAAGGTGCAGCAGGTGATGGTGGAGAAGGTCAAGGCGAAGGAGAAGGTGGAGAAGCTACTCCAAATCCTGAAGAAGGAAAAGAAGAGGAAGAAGGAAAAGAAGAACATATAGTGGATGATAACACTGTGGTTATAAAATCTCAAGAAGTAGATCCAGACCTTGCAAACAAAAGCACCACTCCTACAGAATCTTTCATGAAAAGAATTGGCCGTACTGAAGATGGAATGAAATGGTAAAAAAATAACCCCATAATATCACAAATTTTACTAATTTAAAAAAAATATTTTATCACCAATTTTAACAGAGGTATAATACCATGTCTATTCAAACTGTAGAAAAAATATTAAAGGAAAAAATTACTAAAAACGAGAATTTCGTATTAAAATATGTCGATATCGGAACTGGAAGTGGAAAACTCAATGATGGAGTATTACAAGCAGAAAAATCTGCAGAATATATCCAAGCATTAACCACTAACACTAAATTCTTGGACAGTATCAAAATGGTAGCTTCTCACAACCATAAAAGAGAAGTTGACATGATGAGTTTTGATGTAGAACTTGAAGCGGGAAGAATCAATGGAACTCCACAAGTGTTATCCAATTCACAAGACCCTGACTTCATCACTAAAGCATTCAATGCTGAAGAATACAGGGCATTAACTGGTCTTCACAGAACCACATTATACGATTCAATAGAAGGTAAAAACTT